TCACATCACCGGGCAATCATCAAACTCTGCATTCCTGGCGTCATTGATGATGTAAGTAAGCACCCCAAATACAGCGGGTGCAGAACTGTAACCGCCATCATCTACTGGCAGCGCCTCCTTTCTCCCGTTCTCCAGATTAACGAGGTGGGGTTGAGGATGTGTCCGATATCGCTTGATCCTAAATTCTCCGTCTATCGCGCAGATCAGCAGCGAGCCATCACAGGCTGAAAGTGAGGCATCAACAACAAGCAGCGCCCCCTGAATTATCCCTTCCCTGAAATGTGAACGCGATGCACGCATGAAATAAGTCGCTGCGGGCTGGCTGATTAACTGCTGATCGAGGGAGATTCGTGTTTCAACGTAATCCGTAGCCGGCGAAGGAAAGCCCATTAGAAAACCCTCCCCATGTTACGCAGGATCCAGTATCGGTTCTCGCTTCCGTTTGTCGTCTTATCAGCGAAGTCAGGCTGGTATCGCTCTATCCATGCATTGGCGTCATACTGGCTGAAATGCCAGTTTCTATCGCGTAATTCAGCAATAAATTTATTTGTATTAAGACAAAGATAGCCCTTCGGATTCTGTTGTATGGCCGCCAAAAAAGCCGCATGGATATCATATTGACGAGGCATAAGTGTCGCCCTCACCACACCATTGACTGTATGTATATACAGTGGTATTTTTGTTAGTACAGATCAAGTAAGCGAGTATGATGTGATGTTAGTTGAACTGGTTTATGACAAGCGAAATGTTGAGGGACTCGAAGGGGCCAGAGAGATCATTCTGGCCGAGCTGACGAAGCGGGTGCACCAGATTTTCCCTGATGCCGAAGTGAAGGTGAAGCCGATGCAGGCAAATGGCCTAAATAGCGATGCCAGCAAAAGCGATCGGGAAAAACTGAACCGCATGCTGGAGGAAATGTTTGAAGAGTCCGATATGTGGTTGGTTTCAGAGTTCCCGACTGTTCGCCAGGTTGGCCTATAAATCTTGTTCGGGTAATATTCCCGGCGTTTGCTCGGGCATGAACACTGAGCAATCAACCGCCGCTCATTCTTACACAAAATGGACGGCGGTTTTTTTTAAGACCCCTGTTCCTGCTTTAAAGCCTCTTCCGTTTGTTTCTGTTTCTTTTTCTGATTCCAGATGCTACTCGCTGGCATTTCTACACGAACGCTGACGAACTGATCGGCCGGGATGTCAACCGGATCGCCATCAGCCAATCCATCACGCTCATTCCTGGCAAATGCTGGAGCCGAAGGATGTTCGCGGTGATAGGTTTTGACCAACACAGAACCATCGGCATTAACCTCATAATCCAGCCAAATCAGCGGTTGTTTATTCCGGTCTGTGGGAATCTCAAACCCTCCGTCGATACCGCCCCAGGCAGCGTCTGAATTGAGTGATTCACACCCATCAATGAGATATTGGCCTACATCCAGACGAGTGACCGTAACACCTTCTGATTCATCGTTAGTTTCATATCGTCCGTCACCGTAAATCTTCACAATTGGTGACGCGATTTTGATAAACCCGTTGCTATCTACGGTTGTGTTGCTTGTATCACGCACTACGGCGAGATTGTACCAGGACTGAGAGTTGGGGTTATAAACCTTATAACCGAACCCACGTTTACCATTATTGTCGCCATAAAAACCTATTAGCTGCATTCGGGCGGCTTCATCGGCAGAGGTAATATCAATCCATGCCCCTAAGGCTCCACCTTCAACCTGGCCAGTAATGAAGCCGGTACTGTTTTTCCAGTAAATGTTCGTCGGTGTATCACCAGGCGCAAACCGTGCTGTCTTTTGTCTTATGGCTCCAATGTTAGTACAGGCTCCCCAGTAATCTCCGGTGGTTGCCCCCGTTCCGCCATAACGGGTTCCGAGTGGTACCGGATTACCATTATCCGAAACAACGACGCCCCATTCGTCTTTTCGTACGACAAGCGCATGATCCCGCGACGGGCCATAGACGATGCTCTGATCTTCCTGGGTAACGAATGTGCCTAAACCGAGGTTTGTTCGAGCGTCTTCTGCCTTCGTTGCCCCGGTCCCGCCCTGCGCAATAGAAAGCGCAGTAGTGAGTCCTTTCAGCTCCGTGATATCGCTGTTTGCCCCCTTTCTGGCAAGTGCACCAATGCCCGGAATATTCACGGAAGCTCCGTTGATGGTAACGGTGATGGTCTGGTTTGCTGAGGTAGTGGCGAACGTCTCCCACGCGCCAATATTCTCGTCATATTCTTTGATGAGCTGCGACATTGCCTGGGCCAGTCCGTCGACGGAGATAATGTCTGACACCAGAATGGCGTATTTCTGGCCGCTCAGCGCCGGAGAAGCTGCAGGCGTTACCGTCATTGACGTGGCGCTATTCACGGATGAAATCTGGAACATCTGAACCGGGTTAGACATGACAATAATCGTCTGGCCAGCGCGAACCTGGCTGGCCGGTGCAGTCCAGTTTGTACCGGAGCCGGTTGCGGTATTTCCGTTAATAGAGATAGTTCCGGTGCTATAAATCATAACAACTCCTAAATTTAGACAACATGAAGCCCGGAGAGGTATATAACCATCACCAGAAATAATTTCTGAATTGGTTTTTAATACATGTTGGGCAACGCCAGTGTTGGCATAGCTATAGTTGTATCAAATGCCATTGACCACCCACCCAAATAATAATTGCCGACTACTTTATTCCTTTCCGCTATGACATTCCAACCTGTCATTACAATTCCTTTATACCTAATATTTCCGTAACCACCAACGTGTCGACAGTTAGCCCCGGTATAAACAATCTGGCAAAATTCATCACCAATATTCAGGTTCGCATTGGCGATATTTATTGTCCCATCAAAAATGAATGGCTTCGTGCAAGTAAGAAGACGTTTGCGTTGACGATTGGTTTATTCAATCCATCAACTAAAATACCATGTAAACGAATTGCCATGAGTTGTGCCCTTATATAAGATCGGGGTTTACATCTTAAATTATATCCCTATATAGTTGTTACACACAAACATAAAGGAGTTCGAAATGAAGACTTTAATCTGCGCCATTATCCTTTCTATGACTGCTACTTTTGCTTATGCGACTGGCCCTTCCGGTGGTACTGGTGGTCCAGGTAATAGTGGCGCTGGTGGCTCATCATTAGGTGGGCATACCGGTGGAGTAAGTAACATTGAGCACCAGACTGTCATCTATGAAGGCACTACCGCTGGTAAAGCTAAAGCTGAGTGGATGAAAGGTAAAAAAGTCAAACCTGATTGCTCACCAGCTATGAACCGTGTTGGTTGGTCCGAAGGTTGCAAATAATTAAATAAAGGGCCATAAGGCCCTTTATTTTATGAGTAAGTAAACGATCCAGAACCTCTTGTTACAATCATTGTTGGACTTCTTAACCATCTATTAGTAGCACCCTCCTTAAATACGATTTTTGCAGTTACAGTTTCCGCAGTAACACCTTTAAAAGTGGCCATAACTGTACCAGACGTGGACAACATGCCGCCTTCCGTATTACGAACGGATGTGCCTGCGAATGCGCTTTTAGTAACACCATTCACGGTAATTTCCACCCCTAGTAACATCCCTGGATATTTAGGAACACCAGAAAGGTTAGCCATGACTGTGATGGTCTTAGTTGTATTAGCCGTATCCTTATAAGTGATTGTACGTGTCATATCGTACGTGCCACCTTCGCCGTATAAATCGTCAGCAACACCCATGTTGCATACATCACCAATAAAACTAGTAGCTTCTACAGTCCCTTTGAACTTACCGCTTGTTGCTTGTATCTCACCAGTAAATCTACCGTCACTAGCATATACTACACCTCTGACGGTCACATTGTTGAATTCAGCATCTCCAGCTTTATTCAACTTCCAACCAGCAGAACCAGCTGCATAGTTGTTGGACTGGATGTAATTGCCGATTTTGGCGTTCTCAATGGTGCCGTCCTGGATGAAACTGGCCCGGATGAATGTCTGCCCGTTCTGGATCACGAACGGCAAAGCCACGCTGTTTCCGGCTGCCGTGGTGACGGCGAAGCGGTCAGCCAGGAAGATAACCTGCGACTGCATGCCGGATGGCGTATTCTCCACGCCGATCCCCATCCCCGCGGCGTAATACTGACCGTTGCTGGAAACGCCAACCTTGATGTTATACATCGCGCTGAGGTCGCCATTAACGTTGGCTATCGCCTGAGCATTAGTGGTGATGGCTGAGGTATGCCCGTTCACCGTCGCCGTGATGCTGTTTACCTGCGTGGCCATAGCCTGCTGGTAATCGGAGAACGTCTGGTTCAGGCTGTTGATGGATGCCTTGTTGCTGTTAACGTCCGTCTGCAGGCTCAGCAGCGAGCGCGCCGTTGCCTCCCTGTCGTTGACAATCACCTCATCAATACGGTCCAGATTCGCGCTGTTGCCGGCGACCGATGCAGACAACGTTTTACGCGCGGCTACCTGCGCCAGGTTGCCCTGAATAATTGCGATAGCAGAGTTCTTCACCCCGCCCGTCATGCCGTCCATAGACACGCTGATGCTGTCTATTCGCTGGCCCAGTGCGGTATCAGCAGTCGCAACAGTCTGCTCAAGCTCTGAGAGAGAAGACGACACATCACCGACCGTGCTCGAAAGCTCATTAACACTGGTCTGAACCTGCCCAATGTCCTGCGCGTTTTTTGCGATTTCCTGCGCCTGGAGCTCAAGTTCATCGTTGGCCTGTTTGATGTCGTCAGCCATGCCAGCAATTTTTTCGTTGCTGTCCACCGCGTTCTCGATCAGGTCTTTGAACGTATCGGAGTCTTTCATGTCCTCCAGGATTGCATCGGTGATATCGGATACATCGATGCTGGCCTGCCCGCGCACAAAGTCTGTATACCCTGATTCGTTTCCGCTGCGGTCCACCAGCTGCGCGCGGTACCAGAAAATTTGCCCAGCCTTTAGGCCCATCTGCTGATATTTGCGCTGCGGGTAAGGCACATCGGCCAGCAGCATGGCATCGTCTTCAGTACCGGTCAGGCTGTACTGAATTTCAGTCTTCAGCGTGTCGTCGGTATTCGCCTGGAATCTCCAGTTCAGCTCGATACCGAACACCACGTTTTCAGAGGCGATAAAGCCAACCGGCTTCGGTGGATTGCCCACTTTACCCGTCAGCGTTTTCTCTTCTGAATAGCCCCATCCGGATGAAATTTCTGCGGCATTGATTGCGCGCACCCGCACCAGGTAGCGCCCGGCATAAATCCCCGGGACGTCGAATGACGTGGTGGAGGTGCGCGGCACGTTAACCCAGTTCCCGTCGTTGCGGCGCCATTGCGCTTCATAGGCGATAGCGTTCTGCGCCTGGTCCCAGCTCACGCGCATTGTTTCGACGCTGATATTTTGCTGAACCACGGAAAACGAGCTGATCACGATATTCGCAGGCGGCGACTGGTTGCCCGGCGGGATCACGCTCACCGGCCGTTGGTCAATGATGGCTCCGGTATCGATACGGGCATATTTATCCGGGTCGTGCCATGCGCCGGTAATCGAGAAAGTGCCATCATTGTTATCGGAAACGCTGACAACACGATACTGCTGCGCGTAAAGCTCGTCAGATTCAACCACCCAAACAGCTTCGGCCTGTGGCGTCTCACTGTATGCCGTGGTGACTGTGACTGATTCCCCGTTCACGGCCTGAATGGTCCTGCTCTGCGACGCTCCGGAAGGCAGGTTGAGAATAAGGCGATCACCTGGTGCTGCATCAGCTACGCGGTCAAGTTTGATAACGCGACCGTTAACGGCGCTGATGCGGCCGCCCATAACCTTTCCGGAAAGCAGCTCGTCTGCCACGGCGATGATGTAGCCCGGCTGCGGAATGTTTCCGTCCAGCCCGACATCAAACGAAACAACGCGATCCTTGTTATTGGTGAGAATACCCCAGCGCCCCTTTCGGTTCGCCTCTGACTGCCTGGTGCAGCCGATGGCTGTCATTTCCAGCTGATTGAAGCCGTACCGCGCCACCAGCGCCTGCTCAAATACCGGCTCCATCGCGTCGGCATAAGCGTTACCCGGGTCTGACCATGAAACCAGCGCTGTGGTGTAGCGGCTTTTCGTGGTGCTGCTCGAATAGGTGAAGCGACCGCCAACAACGTTAGCGCGCGTATAGCTGTAATCAACATCGCGCGGCATGTCAGCCAGGGCCACAATCTGATCCCCGCCCCAGTAGGTCATGCCACGGAAGATAGCGGCAAAATCACGCAGGACTGTGTAGGCGTCGTTCCGGTCCTGAATGTACACGTTGCAGGTATAGCGTGGTTCTGTACCGTTGCCCCCTTTGCCGTCTGGTACCATCTGATCACAATACTGAGCAACCTGATAAAGCGTCCATTTATCAATATTCGCAGCGGTCAAACGGTGCCCAAGGCCGAACCGGTCAGAAACAACCAGGTCGTAAAAAATCCACGCAGGGTTATCCGTCCATGCCCACTTAAACGCACCGGTCCATGTACCGCTATAAGTGCGGGTTTCAGGGTCGTAGGTATCTGGAACGCGGATAACGCGGCCGCGCGGTTCGCATGAAATTTGAGGAATAGAGCCGTTGAACTGGCTTGAGTCGAATTCGACGTAGAGCAGCGCGGTGTTCGGGTAGCGCAGTTTGGCGTCAATCACCTCGGTGAAGCTCTGCAGCATCATCGTGTCGCCGATCTTCGCGCTGTTGGCGTCAGAGGTAATCTTACGCAGACGTATTGTCCATGTGCTGCCAGCCTGCGGTAAATCGATACGGTGGCTGCGCTCATAACCAGACGTCGTTTTGCCGGTCACGCTGGTATTGAGTACCGTCTGCCATGTGCCGCCGTCAGTCTGCAGGTCAATCGCATAATTGACCGAGTAACCCACCAGATCGCCGTCGTCTTCCTGTTTGAAAAGCGAGGGCCATTTAAGACGCAGGCGAACTGCTGAAAGCTGCGTATTGGTAAACGTGCGCGTCCAGGCTGTGGCACTTGATACCTCAGTTCCTACGCTGATCTCGTTTTCGGTACCGGGAATACCCTGAATATATTTTTGCGCCTGCGTTCCCGCGCGAAACTCCCACGTTACCCCGCTGAAGTTTTGGGAGCCGTCAGCATTCTCCAGCGCTGTTCCGTCCAGGTAGATATCTTTGCCGGTGAGCTGTCCAGCAAACTCCCCTTCCCCAAGCGCAACGAGGATTTTTGCCTTCGCTACAGATTGCAGATCATCAGGCTGTTCGGTAGGGGTTCGGGAACTTGAGCTGCCGCCCTTGCGGCCTTTTAACACTTTATCTGTAGCCATATTGCGCCCATAAAAAAGCCACCCAAAGGTGGCTACTGTCTGAATATCAGGATGTTACAAATCTAAATACCTGGTTATGTTGTGGATTCAGCCCGCCAGCGGTGGGACGCTGGTGAACTCATAACAGGTGGAATGGCTGATTACCTCTGGAAAAAGGAGAAGTAAATGGGTTCGATGTTAGAACTGGAAAAAGAAGTGGCAGAGCTTAAACAAAAGCTGCTTACGCATGAAATTGCAACTGGCCTGATTCTATCGGACATTGTGAAATTACTGGACATTGCCCGGCCAGGCGCACTCGATGCTCTGACTAAAAACTATCAGGCAGGGCAAGCAAAAATCCCAGAATCAGCTGCACGTAATGATCCGCACACAATTGATGCGTTCACGCGCATCCTTAAAGTTTTAGAGGTGGCATCAAAGAAATAATTAAATCGAGCTTTTCATTGAATATTTCTTCATGAGTTTTAGCGGCCTCATTCTGGGCCGCTGTTACCGTTCCACCGAAAACCCCTGCATCACCCTGCGAAATCTTTCCCTCCTTTACTCGCAAACTCCAGCCATTACCGGTGATGGTCGAATGAATAGCGCCACCTGGCCGTAGTGCGTTCTGAATGGCGGAATTGACGATTGCCGGGTTATGCAGCTCTGCTATCTCCACCTGCAGGCTCGCGATGGTTGCCTCAAGCATGCTCATGCGCTCTTCTAAAGTCATAGTTTTCTCCTGCCTATCAGCTAATAAGTTAATTAATTTACTGTTGATCTTCGACATAAATTCCGGCAGAAATAATCGCTCCGCCGATTCGACGCTTACCATAAAGCAGAGGCACTGGGTAGCCTTGCGCTGCAGTGTTGGTTACCCCGCCAAACGCATACGATGCACGGTTATCTGCACTTTGTTTGCTGGCCAGCCCCGCTGGTTGAGGGGAAAGCATCTGAACAACCCCGCCAATCATCATTGCGGCACCGAATTTGTATAAGAATGGTGATGCCGCAGCCCAGGGTGTGAAATTAAGCACCGCCCCAACGGCAACCAGAACTGCACCAAGTATTGTCTGGAGTAATCCGGCCTTTTTGCTCCCGATAATCACCGGGACAATGCGAATGACATCGCCGGTGACCGGGTAACCCAGGTCATCAACTCCTATGTTTTTCTTTCCTTTAAAAATGGCAAAGGTTAGTCCGCGGCGCTTGCTGTTTACCATATAACTTTCAAACCCGGTGATTGTTTTTGCGAGTGCTACACCTGCTTCAGAAACTTTACTGATAAGTCGCCAATGAGTTTTACCAAATATTTTACCGGGTTCGCCGCCGAGCTCAATTCGAGTCATTGCTTCAGACATATAAACCTCTTAATAATAAAAAACCCCGCCTGAGCGAGGTTATATATAATTGCTGCATTCAAAATGCTGTAGGGTAGATACCAAAATCACCGTTGGTTCCGTAACCAACTCTAAACATCAAAACCCCAGTATCTGTCACCTTACCCGACTGTTCGCTCATGCCTCCGCCACACATACCTTTGGGCCAAGCGCTAAAGATATGATCTCCAATTTTGGGATAGACCGTTACCTTTTGAGCTGTATCTAAGTCTGCGACCTCCTTGCCATCAACATAAACTCGGGTCATGCAGGCGCTGCCCATAAAACCAGAGTCTCGTTTGATTATTACCTTGCCAGTCCCTTCTTTTTTTACTAGCAGTGTATTGCTGATAACCTGTTTTGCAGGAACATCCTGTGCTTGTTCATTTGTCACCGGCTTAGTTGCACAACCGGCAACCATTAAGATGGAGGTAAAAACTAAAATTCTTTTCATATCCCTATCCCCTTTGGTCAATTTTGCCAAAAGAGTAGCAGGGATCGAGCGGTAGCAAAACCGAATGTTATCTTGGTTCACGCGCCCTTTAAATACCGGGGAGATACATCTGTACTTCATCAGCTACACGCTCCCGTGCTGTGTGTAGAAGCCGCTTGCGGCCACCAACACCCCACTTGGCCATCTGGCTGGCGCACTGGCTGATCGCTTTGGTTTCGGTGTTAATCACATGGTCGATTTTATTCAAGCGAGACATGGCATCGAACCCGCGACGCATTAGCATTTGAAATGTCTCATAGACTTTGATTTCAAAAAGCGGATTGAGCCAGGCTGCATAGCGTATAGCGATAAGTTCAAGCCCCCAGGAGCCCTGAAATGGTCCCCCCTTAATTGTCATAACCGATGCGATTTTCTTCGCATCGCTCAAGGCTTGAACAAATCGCCTTACTTGCTTGGTTTTGAGAAACTCACCTGGTCGCTGTGATTCAGTGGCTTTGCCTTCAGCCACCGCTGCGGCGTGGAGATCATTAAGATTATAACGTCCTTCGTTATCGACACGAACTGATACGCCGTTTACAGATACGGTTGGATATTGCATATCGGATTACCTTTTAGTGATGAACCTTGTCGCACAGGAAAACGGCCCCAAGAAGGCTCCGACAGCCAGCCGGTTCCTCAAGGTGCATCCTGAAAGGTTCTTGGTTTGAATTGCGCGTGCGGTGCGCGGTGAAATGCGGGGTTTAAAAAAACCCACCTGAGTGGGCTATAGAAGCGTTTTATATCTGACGATCTTCATCGTCCTTTCCTGCCAGTAGCCACCATACGGCACGCGCTGGCTCAGATGTCCGTACAGGTGGTGCAGCAGCATATTTCCCTCCAGCAGAATTCCCGCGTGGTTCCACTTATCAGCCTGGACCTGCATGATCACCATATCGCCGGGTTTCGGTGGCCCGTCGAATTCCCGGAAACCGCACTCATACCAGCAATCCTGATAGAAGTTGTCCGGATATTCGTTTTCCCACCAGGGATAATCAACCCGGTAATCGTGGAGTTCGATACCATGCGTTTGCCGAAAATAGCTCATTACCAGCCCCCAGCAGTCGAAGTGTCCAAGCACAAACGGACGCTCCAGCAGCGGCAGTTCTCCGCGCGGCTGGATGGTGCGTAAATCCCCCTCCGGCCAGCTCACAATATGCCAGGGTAAAAGCGTTGCGTCGCATTGCGCTTTATCCAGTTCGCTCGGTTGCGTTGTGGCGTCAGGGTGACTGTGAACGATGGCGATCACCGTACCCCAGTCCTCAGCAGCGGCATAGTCTTCTGGCGACAGGTGAAAATGTTCTGTCGGCTCGGTAGCGAGGTTACTACATGGAAAATATTTCTCTACCCGGCTCTTTTGCGCCACCACGCCGCAACACTCACGAGGATATTCAGCTGCAGCATGCGCCATAATCGCATCGATGGTTTTCTGACGCATATCAGCTCCTGATCAACGACGTTCCAACGAATCCGCCATGCGATAACTCATTACCTTTGCCAAAACGTAGCTCACATGCTGCCAACGTACCGTTGCATTCATCCAGCGACGGATCGCTTACCGGGTTGTTGTTTTTGTCGAAATAGCGCGTACCAGCATAGTCGCAGCCGTCGCCGGTTCGGTACTTGTTCCGGATGCACCATGTGCACAGAGAATGAAGCTGGCGGGTAGGTATCATCAGCCCCTGCAGATCCATAGGGCTGGATAGTGTGAACTCAACAACTTCATTGGTTTCACTGCTCTTTGCATCGATGTAGAAAACCTTCAGCTTCTCCTGGGTCGGATCGGCTGTCGGATTGCCTCCGGTGAAGTTTCTCGCATCGAGATACTTACCAATGGTGTCATGTATCGTCACCTTCGCCTGCAGCATATCGTCGTAAGCCAGGCAAAGCGCGGTGATCGAACTGTCGAGGTTAGCAACCGAAAGTTTTGGCTGGGCACTACTTCCCGAGGTTGAAGCCTCGATCCCCTCAATCTGACACGGCCAGGCTTTATACTCCTCCCCCTGCCACCAGATGGACTTCGCCGGAAGTTTATTCTCATCCCCGCCTGCAGCCTCAATCTCTTCCGGGGTATGCGCGATATTATGTGCGTGGAAGCGGAGTACATCTGACATACCGAACGCTGTGCCATCGACAGAAAAAAGCCGGACTTCATTGCCCGGCTCGAGTTTTTGATAATCAGCATTAAGACTCATGGTGCAAATGCCTGTTCAAACGTTGCGGTTACGGTTATCACTTTTACGTTTTTAACCACCTTTTTGAGCGTGTCAGCCTCGACACGCCACAGCGCGGTATCGCCGAAAGGCGGTGTGAAAATAAACGACTTCACTTTATGCCGCCGAAGGAAAGCGTGAATTTCATTCGCTGTAGTCGGATCCCCTGAAAAGGAATATTCATAGGTACGAATCTCATCATTCAGGCCGGAGCCGCTCACCTGTGCGTAACCGTCGCCGAACTGGACCTTCCTGACGGTGTCTTTGCTTCCCTCTGTGGGCTGGCTGGAGACCTTAATACCCCAGGAGAATGTTTCTATCGTCATAACTGTTACCTGCGATTGTTCGCATTCCAGATAAGCCCACCGGGCTGGATTGCCCTGGCGATACCATCGTTGACAGATTTGTTAATCACCTGCTGATACGCCTTACCCAGCCTGTCTCCGTCATTTTGCTGCTGTGCGCCACCGGAGGCATTCTCGACGGTCACAGGCGCGTACACGCTCACCCCGAAAGGTGCTGCAGCGGGACCTGTGCCACTGCCCCCGACAAGCCCTCCTGTGGCGTACCCTTTCATCATCCGGTAAAGGTTGCCGACGCCGATCCGACTGGTAGCCTCTTTGGTGAAAACAAATTCGCCACGGTGAACGACACCTGCGGGTTCATATTTCCCACCCGAACCGGTGAATCCCCCGCTGGCAAACCCCAGCGCCGTGGAGGCTGAATCTACCAGTCCGGTCATTGCCTGCTTCAGCAGAATTTGTGTCAGCATGGAGAGCGTGGAGCGGGTAAAGTCAGCCCAGTCAGCCTTTCCGCGTGTCAGCATGTCTGCCATATTCTGCCCGATGCCATCAAACGTACTGGTGGCAACCGACTTCATCTGGCCATAAGCATCTGAAGCGGAATCAACATAATCTGCCCATGCGGATTTGGCCCCGGATTGCCAGTCGTCCCGCAGCTTATCCTGCTCGGCGTAATACGCCTGCAGCGCCTGCAGCTCATTCTGATAACCAGCGTCGTTCTCCGAACCGCCACCATTTTTCCAGCCCTGAAGAAGCTGGGCCTCCTCATTGCGGCGTTGTGCTGCACGACTGCTCATACCAGCACTTTCCGCAAGGGCTCGGGTTTTCTCGCCGATCTGCGTGACGTATTTTTGGGACGTATCCTGCAGGCGGTTAAGCCGCTCCTGCGCCACTATCTGATCGCCAAGCTTCGCATTCAGCTCCGCACGGGAAAGCACCTCACTTTTACTGGCCAGCAGGGATTTTTCCTCAGCAGAAAGCGTTCGGGTCTTCGCGGCCTCTTCCAGAACCGTAAAGCGGGACTGCTGACGCCACAGCTCCTGACGCTGCTGGCTGATGGTGTCATTGATGCTCTTATGCTCCTGCAGGGTGCGCAGCTGTGTCTGTAGCTCCAGCGTCTGGGCACTGGCCGTATCGGTGGCACGGGCACCTGCGGGGGTTCTGATTGCCGGGGTCTTCTTCGGCTTTTTAAGGGTGTCTTCGTACTCTTTTTTCGCGGCAGCCAGGTTGATGTTGTAGTCAGCCTGGAGGATCCGCCCCTCTTTCAGCGCCTTGTTGAGCTCGCTCTGCCTGGCCGTGTATTTCTCCAGTGCCGTCTGCGTTTTGGCATAGTTTGCCTGTGCCTGCGCAGCATACTTCTGGCGATCCGATTCCGCAGCCGCTTCGCGCGATGCATTCTCTTCGTTCGCCCTGGCAATTCCCGCCTGCTGCTGCGCCATATCCAGCGCAAGCCTGGCCGTTTCGCGGTCATTCCAGAATCGGGCGCGAGCCTCATCATTGACATATCGGTCACCTTTACGCAGGTTCCAGATTTCATCAGCTTTTTTGAACGCGGCTTCGGCTTTTGCCACCATCTCCTGCGCGGTGTCAGGTCGGCCAATATCGAGGGCTGCATCCCACATCGACTTGAAGGCGCGCTTCAGGGAGTCCGCTGAAGACTCTATCGTCCCCATATTGTCGCGGATGGCTTTGGTCTGATCGTTGAATCCGGCTGTAGCCGCCTCGTTAGCCGCCTGCAGTGCGCCAGCCTCATCACCGGCACGCTGCAGCTGCGCCACATGGGCAATCTGTTCTGCGGTAACGTTATGGAACTGCTGGGCCATCGCGATCAGGCCCGATGTCGGGTCAGTTGCGAGCTTGCCGTAGGCTGCAGCGACTTTCTCCACCGGCACGCCGGAGGCATCAGTAAACCGCGCCACCGCCTGGCTCATTTCATCAAAGCGCGAGCCAGTACGCACACCTGCATTGATAAGCTCGGTCAGGGCTTCACTGGTCTGGTTGAACGTTAGCCCCGCTGCCTGTCCGTTCCGCGCCAGTGCCAGCATGCGGTCAGCTGTCAGTCCGGCTGTGTTCCCCGACAGTACCAGCGTTTTGTTGAAATCAGACAGAGTGGAAGAGCCCTGGTACCAGGCATAGAACAACGCGCCCGTTGCAACGGACAATGCACCAATGCCGACCATCAACGGGGAAATCGTCCCCAGCAACGCCCGGAATGTCGGAATGATCCCGCCAAAGGAGTCCTTAACCTGACCGCCCTGCTGAAGCAGAATCAGCCAGGGGTTCTGCCCACCCGCCAGCTGCGTGGCCACGTCAGTAAACTGCGCCGGGAGCATACGCATCGCTGCGTTATACTGACCCACTGAAATACCGGCCTTACGCGCGGCGTTCTCCTGGCGGCTGAAGGACTGCTGGATACGTAACGCTTCATCGTTTGCCGTATTGCCGGTCTGTTTTAATTCTTTTTTGACGTAGCTGAGCTGCTCGTTGAATTTTGTCGAGTTAACGTCAAGGTTAACGACCAGATCACCGACTGCCGTCTGAGCCATAGCGCACGCCTCCTGAAATACCTGCAGCCTTCGCCATCAGCGTATCGTCATCCGGATCATCGATGTCGATGGCTTCCGGTGCAGAGGAAAGAATGCTGAAACTGTCCGGGGTTAACTCCGGATCGGCAAAAAACAGGGTTGAGATGGTGTAGAGCAAGCCGGAGAAATGTGCGTCCAGCTGCGCATCATGAAAGTAATTGTCCTGGTAGAAGATTTTCCAGTCGCCGTACTCCGTAGAGGACATGCCAGCAAGCATGGCACGCCAGTCCGGGCGACCGAACTCACGCGCCAGTTTCATGGCAAATTTCAGCTCACTGGCGAGGACTTTTCCGCAGTAACGGGTTCAGCGGGATCATTACGTTCTTCACCGGATGAAGTCGGTTCTTCAATGACAGGCGCAATCATCCCGGACAGGAGTTTCACCTTATATTCCGCTTCGGCAACCAGTTCGGTCGGCCATGACTGCATGACCTCATCCTGAATCTTTGCCACTTCCGCCGCCGCATTTTCTCCCTGGGAGCCTTTCAGTTCGTGGCCGTGCCAGAGTGACATCGCCACGAGGAACGCCCCACTTTTTACGGTGAGGGTGATGGCCGCCTGAAAATCGCCAGCTTCAACTGCCTCCAGCTGCTTCAGGTATTCGAGGTATTCAATACGCTGAAGCGCCGAAAGCTGGAACAATGTGACGCTGCTGCCGTTGCATTCAAGAAGTTCGCTCTTTAGAAACATAATTACTCCGGGGGAACGGGGCTCGCGCCCCGGTTATCAGGAAACAGTGACTTTGCAGATCGCCACAAAGTTACCGTCATTGCTCATAACGATGATTTCGACGGTGCCTGCCGCCACGCCGGTGACCGTCAGTGTGTTACCGTTAGCCGTAACTGTGGCTTTGGCCCGGTCAGCTGACGATACGCGGAAGGATTTATCTGACGCACTGGCCGGAAGAACAGATACAACCAGTTGCACAGTTTCACCGACCGCAACAGCTGCAGTGGATTTATCCAGGCTGATCCCCGTGACAGCAATCGGCGCGGCACCACTGTCTTCTGCCAGTGATGGTTTGCCGTTGTTGGTGATTTTGGCCGTCCGGGTCATGACCTCTTTGGACGTAATGGTTTTACCGAGGCTGCTCACCCAGCCCTTAAACACATCGACAACACCATTTGGGTATTTGATTTTATATCCCCTCACGGTGCCCTCATCGAACCAGATCACAAGGTCCTGCTGACCGGAATCTCCCGGCATCCACGCGAGCGTCAGGTTGGTTTCACCGGCTGATTTCTGCCCCTGCATGGTTGATGTCCAGTCAGCATTCTCATCATCGATGTAGGTATCATCCTCAGATTCGGCGGTCAGTTCACCGGGCTGCAGGTCTTTAATCTTTGCCAGACGCAGCCAGTCAATATCTGAAAGCGGGTTGGCATAAGGGTCACCGGTTCCGGTGTAAACCCATAGGGTGGTACCAGCACCTTTTGTTGGTGCCAGCGGGTTTGGTGTGGCCATAGGGTCCTCACATGTCGTAAGTAATGGAATATTTCAGGTCGGCAGAACTCCACAGCGCCATATCGTCATCGCGCTGGTAGTCATAGCCCTGCTGAACCATTGTGGTGATAAGAGATTCAAGCCCCGGAACCTCTGCGAGAACCGGATACACTCTCGTCTCCATCCAGTCATCCAGATCAGAATCAGGTACCTGAGCCTCAAGAAAGACTTCGATATGCAGAATGGCCTGCCAGCTATCGGCGTCCAGTTCTTCCCCTGTGTATTCCGCATCTGTCAGGTAGACGGCAACAGCGGGAAAATCACCCTCTTCGAGCACTGCAGGTCTGCCGTCAAAATAAATGACATCAGTACCAATCGCGCTTTCCAGCGCGTCAATAATCACCTTGCGAATATCGCTGTGTTTCATCGTGTCAGAATTAACCTGAGTTGGTTGGTAAGGGATGCCCGGAGCTCTTTGGGCATATCTGACTCCATGAGCTTCGGCAGTTCTTCTTTAAATGCCGTAGTTAATGGAGCTGCCAGCGGGATGCTGACCACTTCAATGGGGTAACGAGGTTTTGAAGTCCGCCTCATGACATGCCAGCGACCATTTTTAAGTTGCTGGATAAAGCCGCCCGGAAAACGAAATGGCCCTATGCGCAGAACGCTGTTGGCCCCTTTCTTGTCCCGTTTTCTGCGGGAAAGTCGCACGCTTGCGGTACCGAGTTTAATGGCCGGTAAATTTCCCCGGTTTACCCGGATAAGTGCACGAGGTCTATTGACCGTCGCACGCTTCACCCTGGCGCGTTGCTTTACCAGTTTTCGCGGTACGCGCGTATCTTTTGATACGACTGCCACGCTGCGGCTGACGGCCCGGTTTGCCACGCGGTTAACGGCCTGCGCCGATGCCCGCGGAACAGCCGTTTTGCTGATGCTGTTAAGGTTTTCTATGGCCTGTTCAAGGCCTTTTATGGACATATGCGCTCCTTAACGGCGACGCGAAGATGCAGGTGGAGAGCCGTTACCCAGACAGATATGACAGGAGCCACAGTCATCCGGACCAATACGTTCAACCCAGAATTGCCGACCGTTAATCGTCAGCGTGTCCATACGCTGCAGCTGCCTGACAGTGGCGGTTTCCACAAACAGGGTCGGGCTGGTTCCTTCAACACGAATCCCGGCACCGGCATATCCGATATTTTCTGGATCATCGAATACACCGACCAGGGTGGCACCTGACAAAGCGCCTGACATCACCTTTGCCTCTGTGCCCATCACACCACGGATAGCGCTATCAGCTCGCGACATGGCCTCGTCAAAGAGATTATCGAAATCAGCCATGTGGCCCCCTTCAGACTTCGAAAGCCAGCCCCTTTGCGATCAAGTCGTCGGCATCCTGTTCAGATACGCGGATAATCACACCAGGCTCTACGATAGATACCGGCTCGTTACGCGTGGCATGCAGAGCGTCAATATGCAGGGTGGCCAGCGTTTCTACTGATACCAGGTCACCCGTTGTGGCCGATTCCGTTTTTACTTTTGCCACGTTAGCAACATTGTTGTCGGTGCTGTCGGTGCTGTCGGTGCTGTCGGTGCTGTCGGTGCTGTCGGAAGCATTCTGCACGCCGTTTTCACCGTCAACTGACCCGGCATTGCCATCCAGTTCCTCTTCAAGCTCAGCAATACGCATCGTCAGTTCCTGAATGGTGCCGCTGGTACTGACCTCGCGGTTAAGCTGGGTCCCAAGTTCATTCAGGCGGGCGACCAGCTTTTCTTTTTCTGTCATGGGAAATACTCCAGAAAGGTGGCCCGACAGGGCCACTGGGGGAAGTTATGCCAGTTTGACGGAGACGAATGCGTCAGGGTCTGGCAGCAGCATCAGCGGAGCTGACTGAATCATGGTGAATTCGCGCGCCGGATCCCCCGACTGCACCCAGTTTTTCGGGTAGCGTGTCGAGGCATTGATACCTTCGCGCTGGGCATCAGCATCAAGAATGCAGCCATAGGTACGCAGGCCACGAGCCTGGGTATTCCCCAGCACCATTGTCAGGTCCGGCAGATAATTCTTTTTGACGTCGTTTTCGACGTACTGGCCGGAGTACACCACGATGGCCACATCGCCAAACATCCCCTTGTATGAAACAGCCATACCCAGGTCTTTCACGGCAGTTTCCAGCTCAGAGTTAGAACCACGACGCGTATCCAGCTTCTTCTCAACAGCCTTGAAGGAACGGAACAGCGCCCAGCCTTTCGGATCGAACACAATGATGTTGACCACACCGCTGGCGTTGAGCGCGTAGGCTTCAATGTCATCGGTCGGGTCATACGTTTCTTTGTCGCGGGTTGACCATGCAGCCGCACCGGCCTGGACAATGTTGTTACCAGCGCTGCGGCCCATATCGACTTCAACAGGCTCGAACGCTTCCCCGGTCATGGTGTATTTACCGCTGAGCACCGCCGAAACAGCCTGTTTCTCTTCGACCTGAGCAATCGCCAGCTCTTCATCCTTCATGTTCTGAAGGATAATGCGGCGACGGCGATAGACCGGGTCAGCGAGATTCTGCGGATCCTCATCCGGCAGGCGGCGGAGAGTCATCAGTGGGTTAACTTCGTGTTTCGGCTTCACATAACCCGGCGTGAATTCAGACGTGCTGCCGCCACGGGAGCGGATCACTTTGCCGGAGACAATCGGCGAGACGTAAAGCGCCATATTGACCAGGCCAGGAATTTGCGACAGGTAAACCTTCTCTGTACTGAAGGGATAGGTTTCGCGGAAAAAGATACGCAGGAAAAGCGGATCGAATTTGAATTTCTTCTCATTGACCGCCAGCAGTTGGGCAGTGGTGTAAACGGACATAGATTTTTCCCGTAAAAAAAGCCGCGCAAGCGGCTTTTATGAATGATGATGGTTGTAGAAATGCGGATTAAACGATGCTGATTGCAGTACCGGCGAACGCGTTACGTTTAATGTTGTCGTCGGTGACGGCAGATGGCCAGAGGACATCTTCAATACGGAAAGAGCCAGATTTGTAATATGCCAGTTCCGCGCTGTTCTGGTCTGCGGTTACAGCCAGGATGCCCATTGCCGCGCCAGCATGAGCACCATCCCAGACGGTCAGCTTGCCAGAAGTGGCATCCAGCATGAGCGGCGTCATGGCTGGAGTGGAAGCCGTCAGTTCGCCAGGACCATACGCAGTGTGCGCCGGGTCGCTGTTACCGAGCGGCTGGTTATGTGTGAAAACTTCAGTAATTGCCATGATAGCCTCTTAAACGGGGGTGTTTAACAAATCGTCAGCGGCATCAGAAGATGCGCTACCTGCTGGGAGTGCACCGGGTGCTGTTTCCATCAAACGATCCAGCGCCGTATCGGTACGCGCCTGGGCACTTTGCGGTGCAGCAGCCAGAATGCGCTGTGCGCTCTCTACCGTCATACCCGGCGTTTCGGCCAGTGCTCGCGCCTGTGACTCACGCCCTTTAGCCTCATCGCAGTTCAGGATGCCCATGATGCGGCTATTCTCTGCAGCTACTGCTGCAGTAACCTGCGCACTGACATCTACAGGGGCCGCTACGGAAGCAATGGTCGTGTCAACGGTAGTGACCTGTTCAGCTGAGGCAGTTGTCTGAGTTGCTGCCTGGTCAACTGGCTTAGTGGTCACAGCTGAAGCAGAAGGTGATGGCATAGTTCCTCCAAGGGTTGTTTTTTTGCGTCTGTCGAGTGCTTCGCGCATCACGCCGAGCGCATCGGTATTGTTAACAAGTTCATCCGCCAGTCCGTTATCCAAAGACTCCTGGCCGGAGAATACTGCCGCTTCGGTGTCCAGCACGTCCTGAACAGACATGCCGGTATAAGCGGAAACCTTTTCGGCAAACATCTGACGAGTGGCATCGATACGCGTCTGGAAATCAGCACGCACATCTTTCGGAAGCTTTTCGTAAGGGTTGCCGTCGACCTTGCGATCTCCGCTGTAAATCAGCGTGACCTCAACGCCGTTAGTTTTTAGCGCAGCACCATAGTTGCTGTGCGCCATCATTACCCCGATGGAGCCGGTTCTGGCCGTTTGCGTGACCAGCCGTCGCGATGCCGAACTGGCTATAAGCTGACCTGCACTGCAGTTCATGTCATTGGCCAGCGCCCAGATGGGTTTGATATCGCGCATACGGGCAATAATGTCAGCGCAGTCAAATGCCCCTGACACCATTCCACCCGGCGTATCCATATCCAGAAGAATGCCGTCAACGCCGGGGTCACTGATTGCCTGCTGCAGGCGAGCAATGATCCCGTTGTAACCCGTCATGCCGGAATAAGGCTGAAGCGCACGGGTTTTACTGACCAGCGTGCCGGAAACCGGCAAGACCGCGATACCATTTGCCACCTGATAGCTGCGTGATGGACGGGGATCCATGTCATCATCCTCACCAAACAGCGCCAGCGGTTCGGCTATTTGTCCGGCATCAAGCGTGATGCCAGAGACGGTATCTGTCAGCCGGGTGATGCCCAACTGGCCAGCCAGCGCGCAAAAGAAAACCCGCGCATAGGCGGGTTCAAGCATCAGCGGCTCATTAAAGGCCATACTGGCAATATGCGGAAGATTACGCAGCTCGTGCGCCATCTTGCTCCTCCTCGTTTGATTTTTTCACTCCGGCCTCAAAAGCTGCAGCGGCCCATGCCGGTGGTTTCAGACCCGCAGCACGACGCTCCATGGTTTCCCGGACCTGCTGGGCAAAAATCTCCTGATAATCATCACCGCGTTTGGCGCACTCTTTTTCATACGTGCTGAGACCTGCCTCAATGAGCATGACGGCCTCCTGTACCTCTTTCAGCCCGTCAATTGCCATTCGACCAGAGCCAATCCAGTTGGCATTCCCCCAGGCTGTTCTCGCCTCCTGGAAACTGAACCGGGCTTTCGAAGGAAGCGTGACCACGCGGCGGACAATCGCCTCTTCAAGCCAGCAAAGAAACATCTGACAGGCCTGTCGGGATGCCACAAACTTGCGACGCCCCATAAAGTACGCCCAGGACTCGTTAGCACTTGCGCGTGCGGTCGAGTAGCTCATCTGCGAATAGTTTCGCGAAAGCTGCTCATACGACACACCAAGCCCAGCGGCAATATAACGCAGCAGGGACTGTTCAAAAGTCGAGTAGCCGTTATCGGTATCCTGCGCCGACTGAAGGTTGAGAGAATCACCCGGCAACAGGTGTGGAACCCTTGCCCCACCCAGGCGAACAGGCGCAGCTGAGTAATAGGACGCCATTTCACCGAGCCAGCCTGTCAGTTTGCTCTGCTGCTCTTTATTATCCGCGCCGAGAATAAAGTCCATCGCCGATTGGGTATCCAGTTCACTCTCGATGGTAGCGGCATACATAGCCTTCACTATCGCGCTCTGGAGCTGGGTATTTTGCAGGGTATCGAGCATTTTCATCTGCTCCATCACGCTGTAAAACGCATTGGCCCCACGGGTCTGTCCATCCTCCATCGGTTCGAATACATGGATAAATGAAGGTCGACCGCCGGGTAGTTCGCGAGGAATGTAGGTCCAGTTCTGCGCCATCCAGCCGGGATAACCATCGTCGCTGACGTAATATCCCAGCGCAGCACCGCTATCATTTATTTTCACACCGGCGCGACAGTTCCGGGTATCACCGATATTATTCGGATTGCTGACGCGCTTCGGACTGACCATTTTGAACTGAGTACGGAAAAGACGCGTTGAATCGCTGTCCCAGGTCGCCTGCGTGCATAATTCACCGTTAAACGCGTGCATGGCCACACCTTCTCGGATCATCATCGTAAACGTTCGCTTACGCTCGGCATCAATCCCGCAAAAGTCGTCCTCGGCATACTCATTCCATGCAGCTTCCACATCCCGCGAGAATGCCCGTGAATCCTCCTCATTTATTCCCAGATAACGCCAGCTTGGTCGATAACTGAGTCTGAAAAATGACCCGACGATGTGGTCCTGGTGGAGCTGCACGGCGTTTGCCGCGTAGCCATTATTTCGCACCAGATCGTCAGCGCGGGCATTTCCGCGAGAATAGTTGGGTAGGAGTGCGGCATCTGCACTTTCACTCGGCGGATTCCAGCCTCGCAGCTGCCCACCAAACCCGCCTCCACCGCCATGATATCCTGCGTATTCCCGAAGGGATGTTTTCCCGTCAGGTCCCACCAAAGATGGTATTTTCATACGTAAAACCCTGCTGGCCCCCGGCGTCGTGATGTGGTGCCAACCTGAGATTCAAGGTCAGTAATATATTTTTTGAGATCGCTGACTGAAGTGGCTGTAAATTCCACTCTTCGACCGTCTTTCTGTACCGTCGCCACGCGCTTTCCCATCATCAGGTCATGTAACGCAGCGCGCGCGGCATCCAGTTCAGTCTGTGTTGCCATTATTCATCTCCAGATAATGCCCGCGCGTAATCCGCCAGGGTCTTGTTATTGTTACGGCTGCCTTCTTCCTCCAGCAGGCTGGCCAGAAGTGAATCAAGATTTAGCTGCCAGCGGGATATGCTTATACGCAGCGCCGCCAGTGCATAAACAAAGCAATCGAGCGCCTCATTTCGTCGTTTTTTGCTGTCCCAGACGATCTTTTTCTTTCCGTCTACCCATTTTTCCACCTGCTCTTCAGCTGTTAGTTGTTGGGCCTCTGTTAGATCGTAGATTTCTGGGTTATTCGGGAAATGAACCGCTCCCGCCAGCGGCTCGTCTCTTTGCGCCACCAGCGTGAAACGGTTATAAATCTGCTCTTTTGCGGTGTCTGTTCCTACCTCTGTGAGGTAAACACCATTCTTGTTACGCTTGCGTGGCATGTTCGCCACTGGCTTTCCATAAACCGACGCCCCCTTTATAGGGATCACACGAAACAGACCGTGTTTTTTTGAGCGGTTGTAGACGATGGTGGGATCAATGCCGCCAATATCCCAGCAAGTGCGGGATATAACCATTTCGAGACCGTTCTGGCGCTTATACGTCCTGTTGATCGCTTCATCAACTCGAGCGAGAGTCGACTCATCATCATGACGACCCATAATGATAATTTTGTCGATAAGCCAGCTTTCCTCTCCCGGCCCCCATCCCCAAACACGCATTTCGTAACGGTCAAGCTGGGAGTCAATACCCGCTGTCAGATATGCCACTCGCTCCGGCACAGACGCTTCAAAGTGCTCTTTTCGTTCCGCTAAAACTTCAGCATCGGGTCGTTCACCTATTTTCGGTTCCCACGTTTCGCCCAGGGTCGTGTTAACGAAAGTTTTTCGCTTACCCGTATCACCTTTTGTTTTTATCCAGTCCTTGACGATCTGCACCCAGGTTGTGAACGGGCTATATGCGGTCCAGATGTGGAATGTAACGCTGTCAGGAGGTTCAATTTCGGTACCGGATGAAGAAAACCAGTTAAGGCCGTCTCGTGTCCAGATACCTGTTTCATCACAAATATACCTGGCCTCCAGAAATTCCAGCTCCTGTTGTTTAATCACACAGGCATTGTGTTCACAGAGGTAGTAAACGCTGGCAGGTTCTCCCGGAGACCATTTGAAGCCAAATGGTGTCTCTTTATCACCGAATTTCAGATACTGCTCTTCCCCACAGTGTGGGCATGGAACATGGAACCGAAGAAAATGTTCAGACTCCTTAGCAGCTCTTTCTATCTGGCACGTACCTTTGACTTTCGGTGTAGATCCGCGAATGGATTTCGGCCATACAGAACCCTCAATACGCTTATCACCCAGAAAGGTGGGAGAACCTTCTTTCTCGATGTCATCATCGAAAGCGGCGAGCTCGTCGTAGCCAGCCACATCAACTGATTTTTCACGGTAGTTTTTTGCAGCCTTACCGCCCAGGCACCAGAAACCACGACCATTCGAGAAACGCTTCATGCTCAGCGTATTGTCCCGATGTTTTTTACCGTACCAGGGAGCAAGCGCCAGCAACGTCGGAATATCACGAATGGTCGGTTCTACATGAGACTTCATGAAGTTTTCAGCATCACCGTCGGTTGGTAACCATATTAGGGAGTTACGCTGTTTATGTTGGATGAAATATGCGTAAACGCCGAGCAACATTTTTGAGTAGCCGACACGAGCCGATTTAACGACATTCACCTCGCGAATATAGTCATTACCCATCGCATTCATAATTGCACGCTGAAATGGCAGTGTTTCCCAGCGCCCTTCCTGGTAGGCAGACTCTTTCGGGAGATAATAATTCTCATCTGCCCATTCAACTGCTGTTTGCGGTTGCGGCCGGTACAGCGAACGTAACCCCGCCCGCGCAGAGTGCTGCAGCCCCTTAACCTGACTGTTCGATATATTCACTCAGCAACCCCGGTATCATTTCATCCAGCGCAGCTGCCTTGTTCATGGCCTTAATGATGTCCTTCTTGAGGAAATCAATATGTCGGTTCTCCAGCTCCGGGAAGCGCCGCTGAACCGACAGAGGTATTCCATCGAGAATGCTGGCGATTTCTCCGGCTACCCGCGACAGCACGAACGTGCAGAATGCGGTCTCCACCACTTCAGCGGACTCTTTTGCATTTTTTAATTCCTGAGCGTCAGCCTGAGCTCGCGTAAGTCGGTGTCGCTCATATTCAATCGTGCCAGGTTGAAGATCGGACTCAGAAGCGATACGGAGATCTTCAACTTCCTTCCGCAACTTTTCATTTTCTATAGCTGCATCGCGCGCACTGTACCATTCGATTGCAGCAGCAGATTCAAAGAGAACCTCATTACCTTTGCCACCACCGCGGACAACCGGCATACCTTGCTCCTGCCAGTTCTGAATCGTTCGGACGCTTACCCCGAAAATTTCGGATAAGCGTTTTTTGTTAACCTCCATGGCTTACTCCTGGCAAAAAACAGAGAAAGGAAACAATCAACGGTAAACTTCCGTTTTCCTTGCTCAGCATTTCCTTTCTGGAGAGAGGACGTTTTTAACAAAAACAATGAGTAAACAAGAAGAAGAACGGAAATGGCATAAACCAGAAAATTTTCATAAATAGCGAGAATCTGCGCGGACGCCGCCCCGTAACATGTCGGATAACCGGAAAGGACCCGCGGCCCCCTGGGTGTCCCTGAGGGGGAGCATCAACGCCCTCTTTGTTGAACCCATATTGCACCTCCAGGCTTTAGCGCGTTGCGGATTGCATCGTTTACAGCATCGTGCATCGCTTGTTTCAGGCCGGTGAGTGAGGCTGTTTGTGCATCGATATTTACTTGTATTGCCGTGAGCAGATCGCTTTCACGTACAGCATCAATGACGGCCTGCGTCATTTCATCGCCAAGCTTAAACTTCACCTTCGAGGCTGATACCACGGCGTTTCCGACGGTTGATCGAGCGGCTTCATTTACCTTCAAGGATTCAGCTTTAAACTCGGCCTTTCTTTGCCCATCTTCAACTCCAACAGCCATACCGGCAGCGTGCTCTATGCCATTATTGTTGATATTCAACTTCACGTTATAGTTCGCAGATACAATGCCACTACCAATAAAGGCATCTTTGATAAAGACCTTGCCATCTTTGACGCCAATAGCCCATCCCGTGGCTTTATCTTCTGTTACTCGTTCAATGCGGAAACTGAATGGACTCTTTTCATAAAGCCCCATGGCAATCGTTCTTTTCCCATCACGATCATAACGGGCTGTATACTCAGCCGTTTGAAGCTCATGGCCATCGTCACGTAATATGAGCACCATATCTTTATTCATTTTTTCATTTCCTTTTAGACGTGAGCCTGTCGCACAGCAAAGCCGCCGAAAGTTAACGGTTTGCCCAGGCTCACAACTGAAAGACTTTCTACGGTGTGCGCGTGCGATGCGCATAAAAAAGCCCCGCATAAGCGAGGCTAAATATCGAACAACTTCTTTTGTTAACTGCGCGTGAAGTTGTGGTGGATGAAGTCGTCAGAGCCTAACCGATGTGAGCCATAATGGGCTTCATAGCCCTCACCTAGTGAGGCTGCCTTAGTTTCGGCCACATCTTTGGTGGCGTAAACACCGACTAAATGCCACGGGGCATTCCTTACAACCCCCCACCCCATAACCCAACCTATATTATCAAGGTCAGGCTTCAAGCCTTCTGCAACAAACATATTTATCTCCTTTGGGTACCCGGAGATAATGCTAAGCAATTGAAGCTGCAAAATAAATACTATTCAACAAGCTCTGCTGTAATTGTTAACCAGCTCAAATCAGGCCGATCATGCATCACATGTACAGCTGATTCATCAACATCGACAGCGTAAATTTTAGTGAAGGGATGGGAAGCTTTACCGGATAAAGAATCCTTCACTATCACACTTTCATTCTGAATAACCTGGAATGTGACGTTTGCGGCTCGAACAATACCCTCGTAGTGCTCTTCAAGGTGAGCAATTGTAACTTTAACTTTTTTCATAGGCTGGCTCCTTGGCTGAATGGCAACAGGCATTAGGTGAGTGTCTGCTGTAACGCCTATCCCTTAGCGGGGATAATGGTTGCTTTATCCCTTGCTAGGGATAAAGACTATTGACGCTCGCTCTCTATTTGACGAATTCCAGCGAAATTGTTATTGCCCTTTTCAATCACGGCCAGCAGCGGCTTAATCCAGAGCACAGCCTGGCAGTACGTTATTGAGCCGGCGGCAGCGGTACTATCATCGGCTGCGTCAGGTCCGTCGGTATCGGCGTGCATTGCGCTGGAACGTAAACGGTACGCGTATTCGAGCAGCCCACCAGCAATGTCAGCAGGAACAGGCAGATCACAGGTTTTTTCACGGCGGAGAATCTCCCGGTATTCGATTACAGTTTCTTCGGTGCTGGTGTCGATCAGGGAGTTTAGCCTGTTGGCATGTTCTGCAACCTGATTGAATCGATTGAAGTTGAATGCCTGGGTGGCGATCACCTGCCCCTGCATAGAGTTGTCACTTCGCAGAACGTCGTTATCGCTCTGAAGGCGACTGGCGTTGGAGCAACTCTTAGCGAGAGCGACCGAAAGGACAGCAATAACAACAACGCCTATAAGACCCGGATTAATTTTCATTGGTCTAACCCCCAGCACGCCAGCGCGCTTTCCTGGTCCCGTCGCTCAACCTGACCATAGCAGCCATTCTTCTGGCCTTTGGTCAGGCGGCAATCGCGGCCACCGTCTTTAATCCACCAGCGGATAGCTTCACAGGCTCCTTTCCGGTCACCGGCATTGATTCGCTGGTAGAAGGTCGATGGATAGCATTTACCTGGACCAATGTTGTACGGGCAGAAGGACGCAATGCCTACCTTTTGTGGCGCTGTCAGTGGAACCTTGATATTCCTATCGACCCATACAAGCGCTTTGTCACGCTCAATCGCGTTCACCTTCTTACATTGCGCTTCGGTAGCAGTCATGCCTTTTACGACACGCTTGCCGTCGATAACTGTTACGCCATGGCATAGTGACCAGACGCCACCGGGATCCATCACAGCAACGAGCGCATTGCCTTCCTTCTCACTGATGAACTGGTCAAACAGCACAGGAGCTGAAGCACCAGCGGCGATCAGGGATAGCATAGCTGCGCTTAGTTTTGCTCTGATCGATGCCATGTTAGTTATCCTGTGGTGGCGCGGTGATGTAGCCCTTCTTTAGGGCCTTCTCGTATGCCTTGGTCTGGCGTCTTTTGAAGTAAAGGTTGGTCAGGTATGTGGCGATGCCGATAAGAAATCCGCCAATCACTGCAACCTTGTTCCAGTCGAGGTCGTGCAACCATTGCAAAATGCCGCCTCCACAAATAAGACTGCCGGACACGCAATACGAGACTGCGGATGCAATTTTGTCAGGCATATATCGGATCATCTCTATCTCCTCGCGTAATGGCGGGAGCTGTGTGTAAGGGGTCAGGCCCTCGGGACGATTTAACAAGCAGTCATGTCGATGATGGTTCCCGGAGCCTGAAATAAAAAAAGCCCGCTTTTGATAGCGGGCTAATGAGTTGACTATTTGTAAGGTAGGTGTGAGTAAGACTTATGCTCAGAGGTGAAGCTGTATCGGCTGATTCACTATCGGTCCAGGAGAACCACCGGGCATTCAGTTACTTCCCACAACTCAAAGCGTAGCAGCAGTTTGCAAAACCATAAAAAAAGGCCTGCGTTTAATGGCAGGCTCTCAAGGAATTTGAAACTTGTATTGTAGTTGTCATGGTGCCGGGTGCCTCCCGGTGACTCTACTCCAGCCAGCAAAGTCGCGCGCATACCTGCAGATAGCAGTTGGCTGGAACGCCCTTTCGCTTAGAAAGGATTCACCACAGAAATAAATTACGCCGAACTTATTCCTGCAGTCAATGAGATTAGCCATTGCTTCCTGATGGTTGTCTTACAAATGAAAAAACCTCGCCGAAGCGAGGCTATTTGAATTTGAGGCACCTCACCCAACAAACCACCCGAGGTTAACTGGATTTTAACGAGATGCTTTTGGATGAGCGCTGAACCCAAAGGTCAGCATTTTCACACAGCAATTTTGCAAAAAGCAGCGCCCATTCAAAACTAGGTCGCTTTTCAGTCACTCCGGGGACCCCATCATCGCAGACCGAAAAGCTTAAACTGGAGCGGGCAGCGGGAATCGAACCCGCATCATCAGCTTGGAAGGCTGAGGTAATAGCCATTATACGATGCCCGCATATGGTGCCGACTACCGGAATCGAACTGGTGACCTACTGATTACAAGTCAGTTGCTCTACCTACTGAGCTAAGTCGGCAGTGGTCCGCCACCGGAGCCTCGAACCCCGTACCACAACACCTGGGTTGCCGCTCTTCCCGATGAGCTAGTGGCGGTCTGGTGGCCCTTGCTGGACTTGAACCAGCGACCGGGCGATTATGAGTCGCACGCTCTAACCAACTGAGCTAAAGGGCCGGGAGCAAGAAGATACATAGGTAAAACTACCCTTGCAATAATATGGTTTTATGATGAAAAACAATCAGGGAAATGGTTAAATATCAAGCGGCAGTGCTTTCAATCTAACCAGAGCAAGGGAAGATATGATTTTTATTAAAAACGGCAATAGCTTTGATCGCATTAATGACTGGACAGAAATTCAAGCTCGGGAAAGCTATCATTCCAGGCTGGAACTGACCGATCAACAATTATCCGATGTTTTTGGTTATTATGATGACCTCCCGGAAGAAATCCCGTGTGGCAAGTCGAGCTGTCGAACAGGCCATAAAAAAGGGTTTCTTGTTCTTACTGAGGATGGTCTGGAGACGAACCTGGGTCACGTTTGCGGTACAAAAGTCTTCGGTATAGCATTTGAAAACCTAGCCACTGACCTCGAGAAAAAGGCAAATTTCCACAGATATCTAACAGCCCTCAAGGAAGCCAAGAAAAATATTTTTCTCCATTACCAAGCAAAAGCCAAAATCGAAGCCAGTGAACCATCATTAGAATGGGTCGCACATAAAATTTTAGATTTAAGAGATTCTAAAGTAGTTGGCCGAGCCGGGAGTCAAGCTTTGAAACGTATGGCTGCTTTAGGAGATGGAAAAGTTTTACTTCCCAGAAGGAAAACCAAGGAAGAAATGCAGTTGTCGAATGTTATGTCTCAAAAACCTTCCGATAACGAAGATGAAAATGCTGAGGATAATGTAAAACCACAATTCATCGACGAAGTAATTGGCATTGTTCGTAATCCTGAATGCCTCCTCAACGATTATAACATAGCGCTAATCTTCGAAAGAGATATTCGCCTTGTGCTGGAAGAACTCAATAATTGCAATCCTGACGATATTCCTGAGAAGAAGGTCATGTCATTAGGATTAAAAGTTTCCAGGCTGAATGAAAGATTTCAATTCCTTCAGGATCGTTTTGAGAAAGCATGTATATATCTCACAAAGGAAAACTTTAAACCTTTAAATCATCAACTACATTTGAAAAAATCAATTAGCAATAAAGATAAGGCCCTTTTCAGTTCTTTCGTTAACTCGCTGCCATAAAAAAGCCCCGCAAGGGGCTTATTGTTGAAATCTTTCAGGCGTTACTCCGCATGATTAGAAGCATACACGACAACTTCGGACAAAATCAAGCCTTATGTCGTAATAATGCTAAATTTCGTCACCTTCTTCGCCTAAACTGGTTGCAGATTGAAATTCTCTTGCGGCGTTTCCCTCCTCCTGCTGACAAATGCTTACCAGCGCCTCAAGAAACGGTTTCCAGTTGCGAGTCCATGTTCTGACGTGCAGATCCGGAACGCGCTTCAGTATCACTTTATAGGCTGCGGTAGACGGCACCGCAGAAAATCCATTTCCGCTGCAGCGCTCGCAGGTTTTAAACACCGGCGCGCCGCGCTCGCTTGTGGCCTTGCGGTCTAGAACCTCGCCTTTACCGCCACAGCGACAACGGGCGCTTATCGTTCCCTTGCCATCACAGGCATCACAAACTGCTGGCACAATCTCCGTGACCTCTGTCCATTTCTCCCAGTCTGACGGGCGAACAGCACGGGAGCGGCTGGCCCAGTATGGAGCTTTACCCCATGGGTACGAAACCTTGCGGGTAATCTGTTCGCGGGTTGTTCGTCCGGTACCACTGCAGCTGTGACACGTCACGCTTGTAGCCGCCGAACGTGAATAATCAGCAAAGGCAAATTGTGCCAACATCTGCATGCACCATCCGAACTGCCCACCAGCTGCTTTGCGAACATTCTTCGGTGCGACATCCATCGCATATCGCGCCAGCGCCTGAACTGCGAGCTGTTCATCCGTTTTGCTGATTCCCGCTTTACCGAAGAACGCCGCCAGTCCGAAGCGCGCACGGCTGCTGGTGGTGCCAATTGCCGCCATTACATCTGTTCCTGTAAGGCGGTCCGGAGAGGTTCCTTTCACGTCGTCGCTGATGTGCACACCCTGAGGGCTAAAGTGTTTTAGTGATGCTTCCAACTTCATTGAATGGTTTCCCACTTTTCAGCAGTGCCAAACCAGCCAGGGTGCGCCCACTGGACATCAGTCACTTTATCGCCGTTACCCCACAGCGTCAGAACACGCATAGCAACGTAGTGCATAAGGATTTTTTCATGCTCTCGCCACTCATCATCAGGAGTGTCTTCAACAAATTCAGCGATGGCGTCAGCAATAAGACCGAAACACTCAGGAAAATCACTATGACCGATTGCGATGTCTTTTGCCGTTTCCTGAAGCTCCATAAAACGCTGCTTGGTAAAGAGATACGACATTTCTCTAATTAGGCGATCCATTTTAATACCTCGTTGCGTTGGTGGCTTCCCACTCAATATCAAGTTCACTTTGCTGTTTGCCGGCCAAGTAATTGAAGGGCCCTTTATCACCCTCGATAAACTGGTGTGAGCGGGAATCAAAGTTAGCCCCTATGTCTCCGATCCAGCCTTCCCCTTCACGTTGTTTCAACAGGCGGATCATCGAAGCGGGCATTTGGATAGCAGTCTGTTCGTCCTTATCAAGGCTCTCATACCCCATTCTTTCAGCTTTGCGCTGCGCCAGTTCGCGCGGGATATTACGCCAGACCGCCATAACGTTGTCGGGCATGTCAGTTAAAGCGCCAGTGCCTTTAACATCCATTTTCCCTGTTGGTGCAGCTTCGTTTGTTTTTCTGGCATGCGTTACCAGCAGAACATGGCAGTTGTGCTCGTTTTTAAAGTCGCAGAGGGTATCGATAAATTCTTTTTGTCCACCGTAGTCCTCCTCATCGAGTCCACATTTTGCCAAGTTGTCGATAACGAAAAGATCGATTCCATAGCGGCGTCTGGCATAGGCAAATATTTCCAACAGTCGATCGGCCTTGGCTGTTCCGGTGAGTTTGAACACCCAAAGACGATCAGAAAACCACTCGTTAGTCATGATGATTTCAGTACGTTCTGGGTTTTTTCTACAAATGGTTTGCCGGGTAAGACGAGCCAACATTTTCCCAGGCTTAAGCTCCAGCGAGGCAATGCATACCCGGACTCCCTGGCTCATGGCATTGACGGCGATATGTCCCACCAGCTCGGTTTTTCCGTGGCCGTTTACTCCGTTAACCAGCGTCAGCTCTCCGGCGCGGAATTTGAAATTACTGTTCAGCGAATCCCACGGGCTGGAAAATAATCCAACATCTCGATGCTCGAATGCATCCAGTGTTTCCTGAAGGAGATCACCCGCAGAGCAGAGTTCATCAGGGTCGAAGAATTTAGCGGTCCCCAAGTAGTGCCAGATTTCATCCTCGCTCATCCCGGAGGTCAGACATTCATTGATATCTTTGTGCGGCAGCTCTACCAGGCGGCAACGATGCTCCCCCAGGCGACGAGCAATTTCTTTTGCGGCTTCGCGCCCTACATCATCGTTATCGAGGCTTAACCAAATTTCTTCGAATCGGTCGAGGTTGTGATACTCGTATTCGATCCATTGCTGTTTGGCCCCTTTTCCACCGCCGAACGGTACCGATAGAGCACTGATACCGAATTGCGAGTAGGTCATACAGTCAATCTCTCCTTCGCAAAGCACAACAGCGCGAGCTTTCGCGTCCATAGCCTGCCAGCCAAACAGACATGGCTCGCAATCAGCTTCAGCCATGATCAACTTTTTGCCATTTGGTCGTTCAGTGCCGATTCGCTTTACCTGCAAAAGCTCACCGTTGCGAAGATACGGAAACGCCACTGCCGGAATTTCGCGGTTTTCATCGTGGTACCAGACGACTGCGTCCGAAACACGGAATTGATCAGCTGTCTCTCGGGTGATGCCACGGGAAGAGAGGTAGTCGTAGCAATGGCTCGCCTTTTTAACGCCTTTTTTGGTTGGCCGTGAGAAGGTTTTTTTCTTCGCCTCGAAGTGGTTATCGTCGTCCTTCAGCCCAAGGAACTCTTTCGCTTCCCGCATAGCGTCGTGCAGCTGGCAGTTACGCACCAGCACCCAAAGATCAAGCAGGTCTCCGCTGTCGCCGCTTGCAAAATCTGCCCAAGTCTTCTTACCACCGAGATTAATTTTCAGGCTCTTACCGGCATCACCATTGGTATTACCAGCGCACCACTCCTTGCCCTCGAGGTGTCCTCGTGGAAGCAGGTATTTCGCAACTCTTTCGGCGTTGTCCCACAATTTTTCAGATAACTCAGCAGGGGTCATCACACACTCCGTAAATCGAATTTTATAAAGCACATAGTCACGAATTCCTCACGCAAAAAGCCGCGGTTATAGCCAGCAACCAGTAGACGTTTGAGGATTCTTTTCATGGGCGGTTAGCTCCGCGCTTCATGCGGTCAATGGCTGCCTGGCTGATAAATACCTCAGCCGAACCGTCACTTGGTTTTGCGAACCAGGAAGCACCTGTCCCACCGATGGCGTTTGCGCTTGCGGATATCTGAGGAGCTCCATTTGGTTTTTCATCGTTCCAGCGCTCTCCGTTCAGGTATGACGCTGGCAGGAGTTTGTCGAACCCCATTTGCTGTGTTTTCACCCGGAGGCTGATATCTTCAGCCAGCATAACGGCGAAGTTCTCAGGCGTACCTCGGTTCGCTTTTTTCCAGTCGCGATATTTGGTCCTGAACGCTGACTTAGCCTTGACCTTGGCATCCTTCCTCAGTCCAGCCCCCCAAAAAATATTTTCGAAAGCGGCATCGACTGGATCTGGGCTCTCAGCATCATCAGATTTTGAATCAGGTTTCCCCTGTGCAGGTTGACCTTTCAACTCGTCAGGTTTATCGCCATCGGTCCGATTCGAATCGGACAAATTAGTTTTATTCCTTTCCTCTTCCCTTCCCTTCCTTTCCTTTCCGTCAGTGAGTTCTTCGTGAGCATTCAGTGAGTCCTCAGTGTTAGCTCCATTGCTTGTATGTGAATCATGAGTTTGTTTTTCATCATTACTCACTGAGCCATCCATGTAATTCGGTGCTGGTTTCCGTGAGTTATCAGCAACGTCTTCAGGAGTAGGTATTGTTGTTGCGGATGGTCGGTTAATTTTCTGGTGTTTAGAAAAACCATCAATGTGAATATATTCAACACCACTCACTGAATACTCACTGATTAACCCAGCCTGGCTAAGTTCTTTAATTAACGGCTCGCAGTCGATCATGTCCGCAGGGAAAATCTGCATCTTGATACGCTTCGGGGAGCGCACCAGATTGCCTTTGTCGTCGGCAAAATTGAACATGCCGATAAACATTAGGCGCGCCTCAAATGAGCACTCGACAATCTTCTCATCAGTCCAGAACTCAGGTTTAATTGTTCTAATGCGTGCCATCTATCAGCCCTCCATCAGCACAAATAACCTCACTTACATCAGGCTTTGACTGGAATTTGGCATCAACTAGGGAAGCCTTGCGCGCATTGCAGGAATCACACAAACATTGCATGTTGTCTGGGTGGTGAGCACCACCGTTACGTCGCGATACAATGTGATCTGCGACCAATTTAATGCGGTCTTGACTGCCACAATGACGGCATTTGAAACCGTCGCGCCAAAGAACAAATTCGCGTAGTGCGCGATGGCAAGGTACGCGCATTTTCAGGCGACCTTTGATCGTGGGCACTTTCCATTTGTTGCCGTTCTGGTCTAACCAAAACTCAGACGGCACCTTTCCGTAATCACGCATTTTGCGCCTCCGAGACCTTCGTAAAATATTGTTGGAACTTCCAGACAGGCTGCATACATTCATGCGGATAATTCTGCCTGGTGAAGTACACCTGCTGTTTATCCCGATTCCAGCCGGTGACATGCACAATCACACCGCGCGGATCGCGATAATCGATATCCAATGGCTTAACTTGGTTTTCGGTAGTGATTGAGTGCGACATATCACACCTCACACCTCATTTCCCGGATGAGGGAATGTGTCTGGAAGGTCTGGGCGGATCTGGTAGGCTTTAACTTCGCCACCAGTAGCTTTAACAATGGACATGACATGATCAGCCTTAACCCGGCTACCATTAAGCCAGCGAAAAACAGCTGGTTGAGTAACCCCACAAGCCCTTGCTAATGCAGCTTGTCCGCCGAGAATATCGATAGCTCTCTTGACATGTTGATTGATCATAAAAATACCAAAAGTTATTGAACACAAGGAAAGAGTATAACCTTGAATAACTTTATGCAATAACTTATCGTATTTGCCACTTAATAACTTTTTGTATAGGCTTATTGGTATGAACACATTCTCAGATCGTCTTCAAAAAGCGATGGTTGACGCTGGCCTTACACAGGCAGAATTAGCGATGAAAGTTGGGGTTTCGCAACCAGCTATCTGGCGCCTTGTTGCAGGCAAAACCAACACAACACGTAAGCTGGTTGAGATTGCGAATGCGCTGGGTGTAAGCCCTGAATGGCTTTCTACCGGGAAAAATCATGTACCCCACAGACAGGGGTATGTGATAGAGACTATGCCCGACAGGGAAGTAAAGGATAACGCTGGCATATTCAGGGTCGAAGTTCTTGACCTTTCGGTGAGTGCTGGGCCTGGCACGTTTATGCTTTCAGAATATGTTGAGGTTTTACATGCTATAGAGTTCACTACTGAACACGCAAAATCCCTTTTTGGAAATCGTAGTGAAGATGTCGTAAAAGTAATGACAGTCAATGGCGACAGCATGGCCAGCACATTCAATTCCGGTGATCGTGTCTTCGTTGACATTTCCGTCCGACACTTTCTAACAGATGGTGTATATGTCTTTGTTTTTGGTAAAACATTTCACCTAAAACGACTCCAGATGCAGGGAAACAGGCTAGCAGTGTTATCGGATAACCCAGCATATGAGAAATGGTATATCACGGAAGAAAACCAGGATGACCTTTACGTGATGGGTAAAGCCATAATGCACGAATCAATCAATTACAATAGGCTCTAACCTTCAACACCACACCTTTTGAAGCCGCTGAAAAGCGGCTTTTTCTTTATCAATAGCTGTATACATGCAGTAAAACAATAAAATTTAATCAGAAAAATCAATGCATTAAACCAAATTGCAAAATAAAAATAAGTTTTGTTATTGCAATAAGTTATTGCGTGACTTAAAGTTCATTCATCGGCAAACAACGGAGCCAATGAAATGAATACTCAAATCACCGTAGCCAAAACCATCGGCAAAAGAATATTAAATCAAAGATCTTCGCTTCGACTCTCTCAGGATTTTTTGGCTGATCATCTTGGTTTAACAACCGAAACCATTAACAACTGGGAAACGGAAAAAACAGTTCCGTTTGCTGACCAGTTAATCCAATTGGCTAACATTCTTCATTCTGATGTTCTGTGGCTCATTTCAGGCAACGAGCAGTGCGGTGAATTTACAGAACCAACAAGTATTATAACGTCCAATCAACTTAACTCATGGTCTGCTGATATTGGCAATTGCAGAATGGCTTTATCTAACGCTATGGATTGCATGCCTCCGGAATTGTCGGCTATCGGTACACTAACTATCGTTTATGAAAAATTAGACGACTTGCAAGAAACCATCTGCAAGCAAGCCGACAAAATTTAAAATTAATTAACATTATTTAATTAACACCTTTCTTGGTGGGGACAAACTCACCCTTAGGAAATGAAAATGCAAAATTCCGTCGCAATTAATCAGCCAGTTAAAACACCTCAAATGCTGTTCGGATCTGACAACATTAATGACTTTGGCAACCGCGTTCAAAGCTGCCGGATGGAAGGTGATTCAATGCAGCCGACCATAGAACCATGTGAGGTTGTGGCTTTCGTTGATTGCGGTGGACGTGCGCTTACCTCTGGCATTTATGTTTACACAATGGATGCTTTTGGTCGCCCATGCCTTTTCATTAAGAGAATCGAGCCATTAGCTGATGGCTCATTAAAAATCATCTCAGATAACCATCATTACGAAACTTTCACCCTCAACACCAATGAACAGAAAGAAATCAAAATTCACGGTCGGGTAGTCGCTTCTTTGGCTGTGAGGCGCTTCGTATGACTTTCATCAAGGATAAGACGGCATACAGAACAGCATGCCTTTATGCAGCCTGCGGTTACGAGGTAATCGCTCGTCTTTATCTTAAAAAAGCATATGGTCGTTAATTATGGGTGTTTTAAAAAGACAGGATATTCAGGAAGTGAATATCAAAGCGGAGAAGTTGTCAGGCTTGACGCAAGCATTATTTGAATATCACGACAAACTGGACCATTTCCAACTTAAAACTATTTGCTCTCTTGTTTATGACATTGCTGGAGAAATTAATGATTGGACCGAAAAAGAAGAGGAAATTGTTATGAGCTTAGAGGAGGAGGTTCGCCGCAATGGATAAATTAATCGAGACATATCGCCGCCGAATTTTAAAGGCAGCGTTATTACGCCACCAGCGTAAAACGGGCAGTAACTGCCTTGTTATTAAGCTCAATAAAGGCGGTATTAACACGGTCGAGTTAACAGAGATTCTTCTCGATGGATTATTACGAAAATTCGAAAGGCTCGCGATCAGTGAGTACGGAAATGTCGAAGGTGTAAAAGCTATTAAGGGGATTTACAGCAGCTCTGTTGATGTTAATGGCAGCGGTGAATTCCTCACAAATAGCGGGAAGGAGTTAATCGACGAGCTCATTTCTGAGCTGGTTGAGTTCGTCAAAAAACAAAAAGTGGAGGCTCCGAAAACGGAGGGTCATGAAATGGAGGAATCTGATGGCTCTTACAGCGATACGAATTCCTGAGTGGGTTCACCTCAAAGCCGCACACGTTTTAAGCCAGTTCAGAGCAAGGCGCATTCACCCCTGCCGTATGCACAGCTCCGGTAATTTGAGCCTCAAGGTTAATCATCGCTGGCGGCTACTATCCCGCGATGGCGGAAAGAACTGGGAAGTAATGAGTCACGAACGATACAGCAAAGTTAAGGACCGGAAATGAACGATAAACGCACCGTAAGCATGATTGACCTGGCATTACAGAAACACGATACGCCAGTTGGCCCACTGTTCGTGGCAGTACGCCACGGTCGTATCAAAAAATGCTTCACGCGAGATACGGCGATCCGCTATCTGGCTTTCTTCATGACCACCGAGGCTTTTGAGCGTTCAGGTTTTCCGCAGCGTCACCCGCGGGTGCGTATTGATCGCGATGATAGGGAGGTATGGCGAGACGGGGAAACAAAGGCTGAGTATCTGGCCGCCCATCAGCGTTGTGTTCGCCGTCTACGTCGCATCCTGGCGCGTAAGCGAGAAATGGAGAAGTGGCGTAAGAAATGGGACGCGATGCATGACCGGTTCATTAAAGAGGTCGATGCACTTCAAGCCATCAAGCCTAAAGGAGTGTATTGATGATTGCTTCAGCCTTTACTCCGGAGCCGACATCAACAGGCATCCGTTTTGGTAACCGCGTCATTGGTTATTCCGTCGCTGTTCGCCAACTCGACAATGGCATCTATGACAAACGAATTCCGGATGGATTAGATCTGCTGGCTTGCATCATGGAAGCGATTGAAAGCGGCTGGTTTACCCCTGGCATCGAGAAAGAAATCATCCTGTGGCGCTGGCTTGTGGCAACTGTGTTCATCAACGAAGAGAGGGATAAGAACGGCACTATCGATATCCCTAACGAGTCCGGAGGAGTCGACACCGCAGTTATTTATTCGGGTAAGAAAGGCGATCTGAGTATCTATCCTGGCCCACTACGCTTTTCTCTTGCCAACCACGTAGAAAGTATCGCGATTGAGAAATACGGCGTGGAGAAGGGTTCAATGATGGCCCTTCGCATGTACCAGAACATGGTGATAGCAGATCCAGAAGACGGATTCAGGATGTCACCCTTTGGACGAGAGGGGCTTGAGATGCTTCACGATGACTACATCGGAATGATTAAAACCAGCGGCATGCCAGATATGCCAGTTATGCACTGAGGGAACTGATGATGAATAACCAGCTGATGACATTTAGTTCAGAAGAGCTCGATTTTTCGATGAGTGGGGTCCTCTACGAAGGAAAACCAGCATTTGACGCAGTTGAATTGGCTAAGTCGCTTGGGTATACGAACCCAGCAAAAGCACTGAAAGACCATTGTAAGTCTCTGATTAAACTTAATTATAACGAATCGTTAGAATTGGGATTTGGTGAAAAACCACGTGGCACTCAACTTGCCGGTCAGGCTGATTTGTTCCGACTGATCCTGCGTAGCCAGCTCCCATCCGCTGAACGTGTGCAGGACTGGGTTTGTGAGGATGTACTTCCAACCATCATGGCCACTGGCACATACGGCAAAGAAGTGCCAGTAACTAAATCACACCAGCAGGGGATCAGCATGAATAACGATATTCTTTCCTTGGCCCGGGTGGTTGCCGAAGCAACCGCATCAGCGACGATGAAAGCGGTTTTGGAAGTCAGCGGTACTAGCCTGGTTACTACTGCGACCGAATCCCCCGCAGCGCCACAGCAACGCATCAGTTCAACTGAATTCATTAGCACTGACGCTGAGTTCGTTCCGGTGCATAAGATTTCGTGGGAAACCGGTCTGTCCGATCCTTCCTGCCGTCGCCTCGTTCGGTTCGCAAACCTGCCATCCAGGCAATTACCAGGCGTTCGCGGTCTGTGCGTGCATCGTGAATCATTCATGCACGCCTTCCAGGTTCTGCTGGAAGAATCCACTCCCCCGGGCGGTAAGCGCAAGCGCTGGCAGCATACGGAGTTTGGCGGATTCGTTCTGCGTAAGGCACCAGTAAACGCGAATGATGAGAGTGCTGTATGAAGATCCAATATCAGGACTACGGCGCCGCAGCGAACATCGTGATCACCAGTACCGTGTTTGAATTCCGTAAACATAACCGGGTGGTAGACGCCGCCCTGCTCTGCACGCCAGGCATCATTGCAACCCGTAGCGGCGTGCTTTTCATGAAGTCGGTTTTGTCCGGTAAATCTCTCGACATGTTGCGAGCCTACAAGACAATCCAGCGAGAGGCGACACGATGAGCAAAATTCAGAACCCTGTCGTGCTTATCTATAAGCGCGAAAACAGTGATACCTACGCTGTCGCGATCACCAATGGCAGCCAGGACTATCACGACGCCGTTCTGATGGCGACGATGGAACCGGATATGGCCGGTGATGATGTAGATACCTGGAGCAAAACCGGTTACTACATGGCGGCGGAGATTCAGCGCTTACGCCAGCAGTTGATCGCCCCTTTAAGTATTGGGGAGTTAATTCAGCGTCTTGAATCGCAGACTGGCGACCACTGGGAGAGAGTGGTTTGCGATGTCACTTCTGGTAAACCGTTGACCATCACCCTGCCAGATATCACGTCAAAGGCGTTCTGGAGCGGTACCGGGAAAAGCGAGGTATTCCATCCGGAAAGCTATAAGCGCTGGGTAAAGGAAGCTATAGAACGAGCCTGTGTTATCGCAGGGATCGGTGTGGAGGTGAAGTGATGCAAAAATCATTTATCAATACAGACAATCTGAACTCTGTAAATGACTGCCTCCAGCAACTGGTAATCGCTGAAGAAACACAACTGAGCATTGAAGACCAGTTGTCCAACTCAAACAGTAGTAGTGAATGGAGTGCGTGGCGCAAAAAGGCAGAGAATGCCTTACGGGTTGTAAAAGCGAAGCGTCGCATCATCACAGCCCGTCTTGCTGTTCTCCGCCAGATTGAAAAAGAAAACAACATGCAACTCCACCAGCGACACAACGATTACCTGGTTGCTGAGTTGAAAAAGATTGTTACGCCGTCGTCGTTTGAGCGTTGCGTTCGTCGGGTTGATGAAAAATTGGAGGGATCAATTGAATAAGGCATTTGAAATCTGGGTGCGTCAGCGGTACGGAAACCGCTACGACCTCTCGAGGGATCAGGAAGGATTCTACTGCCGGGAAGTGGTTAAACGAATGTTCGAAACGTGGTGCCACTGCCGTGGCCTGAACGTGGTGTGAGGCGGGTATATGAGCAATGTTATTCAGTTAGCTCCTAACGATTGGGTTTGTGAAAGTGTTCTGATCGCGGTGACCGGGCTCAAGCCCGGTACCATCCTCCGGGCCAGAAAAGAGTGCTGGATGGTTGGGAGGGAGTATATCCACGTATCACCTGACGGGAATCCAAAACCTTCCAGTGAGTGCATGTATAACAGAAAGGCTGTAGATGCCTGGGTCGCTTCAATGAAAAGCAAGCAGCCAGGATGATTTGATGCCATGAAAAAGGTAAGCTCGTATTGCTCTTGGGCGTCTGGAGGTATTAATGGATAAAATCACATATCCAACAGGCGTCGAAAACCACGGTGGCAGTCTGCGCATCTGGTTTAATTTTAAAGGTAAGCGCGTCAGGGAAAACCTCGGTGTCCCTGACACCGCTAAGAACAGGAAGATCGCCGGGGAACTGCGGGTGTCGGTATGCTTTGCCATCCGCACGGGAAGCTTTGATTATGCTGAACGGTTTCCAGATTCACCTAACCTTAAAATTTTTGGGTTGGGCAAGAAAGAAATCACAGTGAAAGAACTCGAAGAGAAGTGGCTGGATCTGAAAAAGATGGAAATCAGCGCGAACGCGCACAAACGGTACGAGTCGGTCGTGGCAGTTGTTGTACCGCTGATCGGGGCTACCCGACTGGTGACAGCGATTGAGAAAGAAGAGTTGCTGTACATCAGGAAAGAGCTTTTGATGGGTTATCAGTGCGCGGCAAAGGGCAGGATCCCTGTTAAGGGCCGGAGCGCGGTCACCGTCAATTACTACATGACGACTATCGCCGGAATGTTCCAGTTCGCCGCCGATAATGGGTACATAAAGGCAAATCCCTTTGATGGAATAAAGCCATTAAAAAGGGCCAGGGTGGAGCCAGATCCGCTCAGCCGTGATGAATTCATCCGTCTGATAGATGCGTGCCGGCATCAGCAGACGAAAAACATGTGGTCACTGGCGGTGTACACAGGTGTTCGTCACGGAGAACTGGTTTCCCTGGCATGGGAAGATATAGACCTTGAAGCGGGTACAATAACAATTCGCCGTAATTATACAAAACTGGGCGAGTTCACACTACCGAAAACGGACGCCAGTACGGATAGAGTGATACACCTCATTCAGCCAGCCATCGATGCGTTAAGGAATCAGATGGAAATGACCAGACTCGGGCAGCAGTATCACATCAACGTGCAATTGCGTGAATATGGTCGAACAACGCAGCACAGCTGTACATTTGTCTTTAACCCTAAGATAGTCCGTCGAAGTAAGGATGTGGGGGTTATCTACAAGGTTGATTCGTTTGGTGACTCGTGGGACGCAGGGTTAAAAAAGGCGGGGATCAGGCATCGAAAAGCTTACCAGTCGCGCCACACTTACGCGTGCTGGTCACTGGCTGCTGGCGCCAATCCAAGCTTTATAGCCAGTCAGATGGGGCACGCTAGTGCGCAAATGGTTTTCAATGTGTACGGCGCATGGATGGCAGACAATAACGCAGAGCAGATCGCAATGCTGAATCAGAAGCTGGGTGATTTTGCCCCATTGATGCCCCATAGACCACAAACTAGCAGTAGAGGATTATTAAAATCAGCAAGTTAA